AGGCCGGCACGGGCATCAAGGCCGGCTGGGGCATCAAGGCCGGCTGGGGCATCAAGGCCGGCACGGGCATCAAGGCCGGCGAGGGCATCAAGGCCGGCACGGGCATCGAGGCCGGCGAGGGCATCGAGGCCGGCGAGGGCATCAAGGCCGGCACGGGCATCAAGGCCGGCGAGGGCATCAAGGCCGGCACGGGCATCAAGGCCGGCTGGGGCATCAAGGCCGGCGAGGGCATCGAGGCCGGCACGGGCATCGAGGCCGGCACGGGCATCGAGGCCGGCGAGGGCATCGAGGCCGGCGAGGGCATCGAGGCCGGCACGGGCATCAAGGCCGGCACGGGCATCAAGGCCGGCTGGGGCATCAAGGCCGGCACGGGCATCAAGGCCGGCTGGGGCATCAAGGCCGGCGAGGGCATCGAGGCCGGCGAGGGCATCGAGGCCGGCACGGGCATCAAGGCCGGCACGGGAATCGAGGCCGGCGAGGGCATCAAGGCCGGCGAGGGCATCAAGGCCGGCACGGGAATCGAGGCCGGCTGGGGCATCAAGGCCAAGACCCTGACCGTTGCCCTGCGGATCTTCGCCGGGCTGTGCATTTGTCGCATCCCCGACGCGAGCGAGATGGAGATCCGCGCCAAGGTGCTGAGCGGCACCGTCTGCTACGGGACGGTTGTCGAGCCTGTCGAGCAACACCAGGCCGAAGCGCCGGAAGCCGGAGTTATCCCGAGCAATTAGGACAACGAATATCCAGCGCAAGCGCGGCACGGCGGTCCCCAGCACGAGTTACAACGCCTACCGCGGGCATGCTCCTTGCAAAGTTCATCCACGCGAGCCCGGCGCGATAACCGGGCGGAGATAAACAATGACTATCCTCGCATGGCTCACCTGGCTCACCCTCACACTGGCGCTGATCTGGTTGATCGCTGCGGAAATCAGAGCGTTGCGCGACGACGCCCGTAACCGCGAGTTGCGCGACGCATGGCGCCGGAGGGACTGGTGATGCAGCAGTCAACCATGACTCAACAGACCTTGAGCACGCTCACGAGACCTGTGCGCGTGTGCAACGTACTCGACCAGCCGCCGATGCTGCCGGACGAGATCCACGACCCGCGCGAGCGTCGGCGGGCGCAGCAACGCGCCGCGGCATGGCGCAGGCGGCGCGCGAGGGAGGTGCAAATTGTCTACTAGCCTAGCACAACTAGACCTAGCCCGCGCTTACCTGCGGGCTATCGGGCGTTCCGGTGGATTGTCCACCAGCCCGGCCAAGCAGGCGGCGGTGAGGATCAACGGGCGCAATGGCGGTCGTCCGCGCAAGGACGGGCAGCCGAGGCGCGTGGCGTTCGCTCCACAGGCGCAGGCGCAACCGACGGCAACCAACACCCACACGACCGAGGACGGCATCTACGTGTACGACCTAAGCCGCTAACCATCCACCAGCGCCACCGTTGCCGCGTCACCCGCACAGTTGTGCGGGCTTTTTTTTTCCCGTTGACCTGTTTCCGCCCGCGGCGTATGTTTTGCGGCATGGATCAGCAGCAGCAGCTAGAGCCGCGTAAGCCGATCGTGCTGGCACGAGCCCCGACCGACGCCGACATCCGCGAGCTAATCGCCCAGTACCACGGCGTCTCCGTCCTGATCGCGGAGCGCTGCGCGATGACGGTCGAGGAGATTACCGCACGTATCGCAAAATCCACGGACCTGGCCTATGCCATGCGCATGGCCGCCCAGCGCGCCGACGGCCACGCGACGGCAGCGATACGCGAGGGGTGTGAGCAGCATAACCCGGTATGGGTTGGGTATCGCCTGCGCGAGCGCGACAAGGAGGCCGAGCGCCGCGGCGGGTCAGCGTCGGGTGGCGACACGCCGATCGATTTCACGCGCGAGGTTGCATCCGCCGATGAGTGCAGCGATGCCGAGTTGCTGGCCATCATCCTTCGAGATGCGCGGCCGGAGCCCGGTGTCGCGTGCCCGTGCTGTGGCACCGTGCGAGCGCGAGAGGCGCAGGATGCCGAGATTATCGAGTGAGCTCCAAGCCCGTCAGGCAGCGGCGCACGACGGGATGGCAGCGCAAGTGCGACAGTGCGCGATGGGTGAGGCGGCGCAAGGATGGCACGCCGATGTACACCGATGCTGCATATGTCGAGCGCGAGACGGCCGCACTGGTGGTCAGGAGCACAGTTTTGATTCGCGAGATTGCCGGCGCGTACATTGAGGAGGTTCGATGGGCGGATCTGTGAGAGTGGTTGGGTCGCTGTCCGGCGCAGAGGCGGCCGCGGCCGCGGTGCGGAGGTTTCACGCGCGGCGCCGGATGATTGACTTCATGGCCGCGACGTGGAGCGGCGGCCCTGGTGCTCCGTTCATCGTCGGGCGTCACACGCGCGGGATCTGCGCAGCGCTGGACCGGTCGGTCGATCGACTCAAGCGCGGGATCAGTACATACATGCTGATTCGTGTGCCATTTCGTCATGGAAAAAGCCTCGCAGTGTCCACCTACTTTCCCGCATTCGCCATGGGCCACCTTCACGCCATGGACCCGGATGTCATGCTGGTGGGTTGCGATGCCTCGCTGGCCGTCGGGTTCAGTCGCGAGGCGCAGAACATCGTCTGCGACGAGCGGTACTCGATGCTGTTTCCCGGTGTGCGCCTCAATCGCAAGTACACCGGCAGCGAGGAGTGGGGCATGGAGGGTTCGCGCGGGAAACTGCGTGTCGTCGGGTTCGAGAGCAAGCGCATGACGGGCCGCGGAGCGACAATCCTGATACCCGACGACTGGTGCGGCAGTCGCGAAGAGGCGGAGTCCGCGCTTGTGCGCGATGCTCGATGGGACGTCCTGCGCAACAACCTGATGACCCGCCGCGCGCCCGTGAGCATCGTTGCCATCGTCGGGACGCCCTGGCACGTCGACGGATTGCAGGAACGGATTTTGAAGGAGATGAAGGCGAACAAGGAGTTCCCGCAGTTCGAGGTTATCAGTTACCCGGCGCGAACGAGGCGCGAAGATGGGACATGGGAGTACTTATTCCCCGAGCGGTTCGGTGAGACGTGGTATCGCGAGATGTACGCCACCCTCACACCCTACGAAGCCGCGGGCCTGCTGGACGTCAACCCGGTCGCGGCATCCGGAAACATGGCCAGCCGCGCGTGGTTTCTGCGCGTTCCGGCGGCGCCGACGGGCACGGTCGTCAAAGACGTTCGGTACTGGGACTGCGCGGCATTTGCCAAGCGCACGAGCGACTTCACCGCGTCGGGCCGCGTGCTGCGGTACAACGACGGTAAGACCTGTATTGCCGGGATTACAAGAGACCGGATCAACTACGCCCAGGTCGGAGACACGATGCTTGCGCAGGCCAAGGTTGATGGCCGGCAGACCGAGGTATGGATTGAGTTCGAGAAGGGCAGCATGGGGCTGATCGGGCCGAGCGAGTTGGCGCGTCCGTTCCTGGCCGACGGATATACCGTCATGCTGTGCAAGCGGCCAACCGGACCCAAGCACACGACCTGGAGCGGCATGCTAACCGCGGCATGGCAGATGCACGGTCGCGGCGGCGGCATGCCGATTGTGGACGGGCCGAATGTCGAGGAGTTCCTGAAGAACGTGGACGCCGCGCCGAGCCCGGTGCATGATGACGATTTGGACGCCGTGAGCGGGGCGCATGACGCCGTGATGGGGCTGCGCGAGAGCGAGACCGCGGTGAGCGGCGGGACGGGGATGCAGGTGCGGTAGGCAGGAGGTTATATGCAAGGACTCAACGGCTTCTCTTGCCCCGATGGCAACACCTTCCTGACCGGCGACGTAATCTCCGAGCGCATGGCCGCCGACAACGCATTCAAGCCCGGCGCGTGGCCGTTCGACGGCGAGATAATGCAGGGCGACGTGCGCGCCGCCGTAGCGTGGCCTGACCGAGATGTGACCGGCGGAACGGTACACCCCAACGGCGCGGTGTGCATCGGCGTGCTGGACCCAGACGGCATGATGCGCGTGGTGACGATGCGTGAGTTCAACCGCGTCGGGTCAACGCCGAAGGTCGAGGGCCTTGGCGTCATGCTGCGTGACCTGGTGTGCTGGGGCGTGACTCGCATCATCGTGCAGGCGGACAAGGATGTTGAGTCCGATACCTGGTGGCGCATGGTCAGGCGCGACCCGACGACTCACGGCGCGAAGATCCCGAGTCAGCCGTGTTGCGAGATGGACCGCGCGCTTGGGGTGTGGCGCGAGATGACGGCAAGAATCATCGTGCCGCGCGACGTGGCCGAGAAGATCGAGGTTGCGAATACCCGCGGCGACGTGCTGCCGGAGTTGAAGGCGCTGGCCATGCTGACGCTGAGCTACAAGATGGACCGCGGGCGTCCGGGTCGGAATGACACGCGGTGGGAGGGGTGGATGTGACGCCTTGCCGCATCCCCTTGCGCTAACTCCATCTCGCATGCTATCATCCTCCCACGTAACAGCACCCCGATAGGAGCTAGACCATGAAGACACTCTCCGCCGTGTTTGCCGCTTTGTTCGCCGTTGCGCTGGCTTCTGCCGGCGATTACCAGATTATCCGCGCGTACTCCCCGAGCACCGGTGGCGGAACGAATATCGCGAAGATGTACGTCGGGCAGGACGTGTCGGGCGCCGAAGTGATCGAGGTGTTTTCCTGGAACCTGGCGGCTGGCACGACAACGGTGTCCCGAGTTATGTTTGGCGGGGCCATCACCAACACGATCGCGACGCTGACCAACTCTTCGTCAACCGCCGTCGCCACGCCGCACACGATCGCGAAGATGTGGAAGGACGAGGACTACATCCTGTTCAGTTGCGGCGCAACCAACGCATTTTCGTGCGGCACCATCATGCGCGGCCACAAGATCAGCCAGTAACAAGGCCAGCCAATGCCAGCCATCGACACAAGCCTGGGGTCGCTCATCGACCGGATTTCGATGGAGGCGGAGCAGAACCGCGGACAGGCGGGCAACGGCGCCGGATCGAGGTCGGATGTTTCTGGAGGCACCGAGCAAAAGTGGTGGAGCAATCTGCGGGCGATCATTCCCGAAAACACGCGACCGAGCGTGGCCGGAACCGATGAAGTATGGCGGGCCAGCGACCACAAGGATGCGTGGCAGTCTCACGCGAAGAGCGCCAGCACGGCCAACGCCGTGAGAACCGCCCATGATTTTGCCGACGACGTGTTATTTCCGAATGGCAACGTTCCGTTTCGCGTCGGGCTGATCGGGCACAATGGCGAGAA